AAATTCCACGGTCCTTTAATTTTTTCCATCAAATTCAAATCCACATCTAGGGCAAGTGTGTTGGAAGTTGTCAAAATCTTCTTCTGAGTGTTCTGTTGCTCCTTCGTATTCCTTGATATCAGTTTGACCCAGCAAGTTTTCTAAGTCTTCTTTATCAAACCAAGGGCTGACATCATGGGTTTGAGAAAGGTTGTGCAGCATCTCCCGATCCCAATCGGATAAATCACTTGTTCTGTTATCGGCTAGAGCTAAACCAATTTTTTGCTCTTCTGTTAATCCTGTTCTTTTTATTGCAATCACCTCTGTTCCATCTGCTTCAATCACACGGACGTTTTCAACGCCATTTGCTTTTGCTCCTTCAACAGTTCCATTACCAGCAAGAATACGATTATCTTCATCAATAACTATTGAGCGACCTGTTCCATAACGTTGAATGGATTCTTTTATAAGAGAAGCAGATCGGTCAGTTCTTTTTCGAGCATTTTGAGGATCAGGCTTAAGGTCTTGTATTGAAGTCATTCAGTATATGAAGCTTTTAATAATTTTATCTTACTAAGATTGCAACAAACCGCATCAAAAAAGACAACAAGGATCTTTATCTTAATAAGATTAAAAAGTCAATTAAAAAACCACATGACAAAAACACAAGAACAGTTAAAAGTTGAATGGGACAATATGAAAGTGAAAGGAACTCCTTACACTCATAAAGATCTTGCAAACGCTTTAGATTCTGTTTTACACAAAGGTCAACACTGGAAAGATGAAATCGAACATTCTTGTCCAGCAAAAATGCATGACGTTGTAAGCGAAGCTATTCGATACATCTGTGGATCACATGCAGAGTTCTACAAAAGGAATGGACGTTGGCGAGTTTATGCTGAAGGCTATTGGCAGTCAGTTGGAATGTAAAAGGAGCCGAAAGGCTCTTTTTTTTTGGGCGTGTACAAAATCAAATAATCTTATTAAGATAACTGCATAAGAATTTATTTCTTATTTCCAAAAACCACACGGAGTTTCAAATGGGTCAACTTGCTGACAGCCTCAGAGAAATCGTTCAAACAATGAAAGATGGCGACGAGGTTTTTAGACAAAACATTAAAGAGATTGAAAAAGCTGCAAATGAATTAACTAAAGCAGCCGACAATTTGATTGAATCAATCGAAGACTAAACAACAGCCCCTTCGGGGGCTTTTTATTTTTCCTACATTTACCCCTACAAAAACCATGTCAAAAGAAATCAGAATGATTAAAGGCAAATTGTATAAAGAAGAATCTGCTGGAAATTGGGAACCACTTGAAACAGATCCTATAAATGATGCTGGTGTTGCTTATAGAGCAATCCAAAGATTGCTTTTATCAATCAATGATATTCAAGTAAAAAAAGCTGGATTAACTAGACAGGAATTAAATCCTTTAGTTGAAGCGCTTGATACTCTCCAAGCTGTTAAGAATCTCAAAGACAAGTCTTTAGAAGATGAGCTTAAGCCTAATTCATGGACTGAAGCAGCAAATGCTGATGGGTATTTATTTAATGAATACAACGAAATTGCAAATTAAGTGTACAAAGGCTTCTAATCTTATTAAGATTAAATTGTTCAATAAAAACCACAATGAAGCTATTAACAAAAGCTCTTGAGAAAAAGCTCCCTGCTTTACATTCGGCAACTGGTAAAGCTTTCGTCAAATGGTTTACTCCTGATGCTAATTGGACTTGGTATGTAATGGAGTATGACCCCAAAACCGGAGAATGCTTTGGTTTGGTTGACGGTCTTGAAAAAGAGTTTGGCTACTTCACACTTAAGCAAGTACAAGAAGTAAGAGGCAAATTCGGACTACCAGTTGAAAGAGATTTGTTGTTTGAGACAACAGACGTTGAGGAATTAACAAAATGAGATTCCTTTTTTTTACCGCCTTTATGGCGGTTCTTTTTTGGGGTGTTAACTCATCTCTTTCCGATATGACTAAACACGATTGTGAGGTCAACAAAATCCAATTAGCTTGC